CGCGCCCATCCACGTTTCAGATGAACCCGTCGTGGTACGGGGTATTGGTACGCTCGGACGCACACATCAGGGACCCATCTCTCCCAATTTATGGAAGAGTGGATCTGGGTGTGAGTGTACGGAGCCAATGCCCGCTCTGCGAGATAAACCCGTAGAGCAGATGTATCCAAGGGTTCTTTTGAAACCTCTGGACTCTGAGACGCTACTCTTAGCATCTCACACCAACCCGGAACGTTGGCACTTTTCGTGCGAACGTGGGCAACCCACGACATTGCTTCGAGGGTGTGATATCTCGAATTAAATCGAGTCCTCACACCTAATCGGGCATTTTCGCGCATTGCCATTTTCCGGCAATCACACAGGGCGACGCACTCTGACTTTTCGGAGTCAGTGTAAGGTGTTTTCCTTACACTCTGAATTGCTTCAGCAAGTACGTCGCATAGTGTGAACAGCCCTCTCTGATTGGCAGCGTTGTGAAACGCTACCCAGGAGAGATAGGCAGTACCAGTTAACGACGGTGTATAGGTTGCCTTCAGTCGAAGGGGAGTGACAACGACGCCTTTAAAAGCGTCGACTCCGCATGACTCCCGGAAGGAGTCGCCAACACAACACTTATCCTCGTTGAACAAAAGTCCAAATGAGGGTAAGTGCCGTTGTATGATAGGGTAGTCTTCCTTATCACACACTATGTCATCGCCGTACACGTACACGGGGCTAAAGAACACCCGGCTAGGGTGGTCCTCCTCCTCGCGCACGTGCATAACGGACGCCACGGACAACGCCCAAAAGATAATCGCCTCTACAGGAAAGCATGTTGCTGATCCCATAGGGGCGAATTTTCTTAAGGGTAGTATGTCCCCATTCGGAAGCATCGTTGCAGTGGTTCGACTCGCGTAAAGCGCTTCGAACCAGGTCTGTGGGAATAGAGCCTTTACAAGCTCTACGCTCACCCGGTCGGATGCTTCTTTCATATCAAGTGTAACCAGGGATCCAGTTAAAGATCCCGTGAGTGCCATGCGCTGGTTCACGGTTTGATCCGTGAAATTCACGCGTCCGCGGGTTAGCGGATGTTTCTCGATGGTTTTTACCATCAATGACATCAGCGCCTGCTGGATCCATTGGTACTCAGGCGGTTCACATGATATTAACCTTGGCCCTCTGGAGTCCTTGGGGACGAGAACGACGCGAGCCGTTCCAGTCTCCTCCTCTCGGAGGTCCAAGAAACCGCGCAAATCGTCACATAGGTGAGTCCTATTAAAGTGGAAATACACGTCATAAGGAAAACTACCAGCAAGTCGCTGGTAATAGACTTTAAAGACGGGTTTTTCCCAAGGACGTTCCATAGTAGCGACAGCGCCAGGACCATGTTTAGGCCAAAGAAGATCCATATTAAATGGATCCACCGGAGCAAGAACCCTCGCGATGAGGGCTCTGGCACGTTGGAGTATCTGTCTCTGATCATAGGTCTTGGTTAGTTGCTCCCATGTTGGGAGGTTTCTATCGGTTTCGCGGAACAGGTTGACGACTTCGTCTTCCTGTGCTTCGGTAAACGGCAGGTTTAGCTTGTAAAACAAGTATGTAACCTGACGGATCGCCGCTACTGCCTGAGGGGACGCATCACTGCGTTCCACACCATCAGGACTGAACACCTGTCGGAAGATATCTCCCATAAAGAGAGGTATCCGAGAACGTTTCTGGAGTTTAAAACCAGTTACGTCCAGGACGGTGTTAGAGGCTAGACTTTTATCAAGAGTCTTGCCTAAAGAAGGGAGCGTTCTTGTCAAGAACGTGATCCCCTCATGACGGACGCGAAGCGCGATCTCTCGCGCATCACGTTCAGTCTCAGTGTCTGATTGGTTGCAGACTAGTGCTACATCTCGTAGCACTGCTATTATTAATCTAGTGTAGAGCTGTAAGTCGTAGTCCCCAGAAAGGAGATTTCGATCTACAACTTCTATATTCGATTGGCTTTTCATGTTTGTCTTATTAATACTAAGGCTAGCATCCAGCCAGAATGATAGCATGCTTACGAGTCACCCTATTACAGGTCTTTACACGATAGCGACCACCCAGCCATACCGGCCCCACTTGCAGAGGTCCTAGGACATACTTGCAGGTACCGGTTGGGTCTGGGATTGAGGTTATCAAGCCTCCTGGTTGAGGATTTTATCGAGCTGCCCTGCCGCCACAAGGACGTGCATGACAGACCCGATACCATCCTTCACCTTCGTGTCAGTAATGGCCCCCCCGCTTTGAGCGGGGCGGTCGATGACAAGATAGACCGAGAACGACGGGACAACGCCACCGGTATCAGCGATATCGGTATTGTTGGCCTTATAGTCGTATCGGACTAAGCTCCGGATGCGTTGCTTGAACCCGGTACCACTTTCCTGATGGCTCACAGTGAGCAATTGGGGAGTAGTATTCGCGGTCGAGGCGACGCGCCGGACGATGGCGCCATTCCCCACGTTACCCTGAATTTGGGCGTACGTGGTGGCTCCGGCTGAGCCGGGGAGTGTAACACTGCCAAGATTACTCGTGACAGTAAGATCTGCGTTAAGCATGGTTTCTGACTAATAGTTAGAGGTTGTGTTTAGTGATAGTAGGGAGAGACATGTGGTCAAGTGAAGCTCCATGCTAAAATAGCATGGCACCATTCCACCGCTCATCTACATAGTACCGAAGGGGCGCTGACTCGTGTTAGCGCCTGTATCGATACCCTGTTGCGCTCCCATAAGACGTTCGAGTTAAAAGTAGACTGCCTGATAAGGCCGCTTGCTTCAACCCGGGTGTCTTAAGGCGAACCGTCGCAGAGCTTGATGGTACAGCCCCTTGACGGTTGTAGTATGAGTAGGTTCCACTATACACACGGACAGGAGGAGGATCCTTTGGCAAGACTTGAAATCTAGCCGAGGTGTCCAAAGCCGCGTCCGTGGCATAATGGGCGTCTACATACGTCTCACGACTCCACTTAATAGAGTGGCAAAAGTCGTGAATACGGACTTCGATTGGGAAGTTATCTCGGGCAAAGGAGCCCAAGAAGCCACCAACGTCGACAACCCAGTCGACGACAAAGGAAAACGGTATAGCATTCCATATGATCGAGGGATCCAAACGAATCCCAAGAAGATCCATGTAGTAATACACCGTCTCCAAGGCACTTCCCGCTTGCGGTAAGGTATAAGAATACCTCATCGTAGCATGGTAAACGGGGGGTTGAGTGAAGCGACTAAACCGATTAAGTTTAATCGCTGAACGCACTCCCCCGCTACCCAGCCAGTCGTTTGACAGCCCACTAGGCCACGCTATGGTGGTATTCGTGAGTGCCTGCTTCCAGCTGGTACCACCGACAAGGCCGTTAGTCAACGGCAGAAGGCATTTAAAATGAGCCTTCCTTTGTCGGCCTGCGTACTTCTTAAGCATGGCGAGCTTTGTGCCGGCCATAACTAGTTCGTTGTACATTGAACTGATATCCCCAACGAGAGGATTAATACCAAACTGCGCACCAAGGTGCGCATTATTCAGCCTTGTGGTTAATTCACGAGTGAATTTACCACGCCGCGCAGGGTTCCGAAGAGCTTGACCAACTGAAGAGTTGTTCACGATTCTCTGAACACTGGGTATTGGGTTGAGGTGCTTGAGGTCCTTAAGCTCAAGGATGAAGTTCACGAGTGAACTACCATCGTTCACCTTCGGTTTCATGTAGGAATAAGCCATGTCGGCCAATTCCTGCAGGTCCCACGAAGATGGCACCCCCAGATCCGAGTCTCCGTTGATATGACCCGCCTGTATATTGTACGCGTAGGCATTGCCACGCCATCCTCTATACATACGGTGAGTCACTTCAGGTGCGGAGAACTCGTTTGTCTCGACGGTATGAAAGCAAGAATGCATCGGTGAAACCGACGACCTCTTGCTTGTATCGTCTTGCATAAACGATCTATATCGTTTATACTGAGTAGGCAAACTCCAGGTATGGGTCCCCAGCCAATAAGGATGGTTGTTGTCTGAAAACGACAACGGATTCACACTCGGATCAACTGTAGCCCGCTCAATGAGCGGGATCGAGCTATTTGCTGTCTCTTTAGTACGCGTTCGCATATCGATCAGACGTCTCAG